AAAGACCCAGAAATCCGCACTACCAGCACTAAGTTTGAGCTTCGTGCTGAAGAAGGTGACGGCATGACCTTTACTGGCTACGCTTCAGTATTCAACAGCTCATCGGAAGACCTTGGTGGATTCAGAGAGTTCGTAGCTCCAGGCGCTTTCAAGCGCTCGCTACAGGCACGCAACGAAATCAAGCTTCTATGGAACCACGACACTAACGAGCCTCTTGCTTCGGTTCGCGGTGGAAGCCTTCAGCTAATGGAAGACAACTACGGTCTAAAGGTAACTGCAAAGCTACCTAACACAACTCGTGGGCGCGATGTAGCTGAGCTTCTTCGGTCAAAGGTTATTGACTCAATGTCATTCGGTTTCAATGTCATCAAAGACTCTTGGTCAAACAACGGAGCTGTAAGAACACTAGAATCAGTCCGTTTGAGCGAAGTCTCAGTTGTAACATTTCCTGCGTACTCCGCTACCACAGCTCAGGTTCGGTCAATGGCTCCAAGCATTGATGCAGACGAACTAGCAAACGCGCTTCTAAAACTAGAGTCAGGCGAAGACCTAGACGAGAAGTCAGCAAGCCTAATTACAGATGTCGTTAGTAAGCTAAGGCAACAGCCTGAGCCAACAGTCGAGACTGACGACAACGGACTAGCCCTGCTAGACCTAAAGAAGAAACAGCTCGACCTACTACTAAAAAGGATCTAACTATGGCTACTAAAGAAGAAATCAAAGCTGCAATCCTAAAAGCGGCTGGGAACCCATCAGTAGGCGTTGTTGCTGACATGGCAGACCAGTTTGCTGAGGCGGTAGCAGCCCTAGAGGAGAAGTCTTCGACACCTGCTAAAGAAGTCAGGGTTGTCGAACCTAAAGAAATCAGGTAAACTGATTTCCTGCCCCTCACCAAGTATTCCCTTCCTTGGTGGGGGGCCTTTTCTTTACCCGAATCTTTTTCGGTTGGTAGCCTTGTATTAGCAGTTGAGTGTTAGCACCGCTGTATCTGTTGAGTGTCAGCACCGCAGAAATCCCCTATAAACAACTATTCGAGGAGACTACATGTCTGAATTTGTAAAGTCTCAGATCGAAGTTCGCAACAACTTGATTGCTCAGGCACGCGAGGTCCTAGACCTAGCTACAGCCGAAGCTCGCGGACTATCTTCTGAGGAAAGCGAAAAGATTGCTCGTATCGAGGCTGACATTGACCAGCGCGATGCAGCGATTGACACAGCACGCAAGCTAACCGAGCGCGAGAACCGTGCTTACGAAGCTGCTGCAACACTAAACACAACCGTTGAGGAAAGCCGTCAGTCTGAGTCTGACTTCCTTCGCTCAATCGCTATGGGAGAAATCCGTGGCGGACACGAGTTCAAGTCTGAGAAGCGTACCCTTACTTCTTCTGACAACACTGTTCCAAAGAGCTTCTACGACCAGGTATTCCAGATCGCTAGACTTGCTGGTCCAATGCTTGAGCTTGGTGAAGTTATCAACACTTCAACTGGTGAGAACCTAACCATCCCGACCCTAACTGCTCGCTCAACCGCGACCATCAAGGGCCAGGCTGTTCAGATTTCTGACTCAGACCCAACATTCAGCTCAATCACCTTGGGTGCTTTCAAGTACTCATTCCTAGTTCCAGTTGCTAACGAGCTATTGAACGATGCAGGTTTCGACCTATCATCACTCATCGCTGAGCAGGCTGGTAACTCAATCGGATTCGCAGTAAACACTGGTCTAACCACTGGAACTGGAACCGTTGAGCCTACTGGTGTTATGACCGCTGCTTCTTCTGCTGTAACAGGTGGAACTGGAGTTGCTGGTGCGCCAACATACGAGAACATCGTGGACTTGGTTTACGCACTAGACGGACAGGCACGCTTGCTTCCAGGAGTTGGCTTCATCACCGCTAAGTCTGGTCTTGCTGCACTTCGCAAGATCAAGGATGGCGATGGTCGCTACATCTGGACTGACGGTGGAAACGCTGCTCAGAACCAGCCAGCTACACTACTTGGCTACCCAGTCTACGAGAACCCAGCCGTTACTGCTGTTGGCACTGCTGCTTTCTCATTGGGCTTTGGACACATGCCTAGCTACAAGGTTCGCACCGCAGGTGGAATCCAGATTGCACAGTCTGGTGACTTCGCGTTCGACAAAGATGTTACGACTTTCCGCGTTACCATGCGTGTTGACGGAAATTTGACGCATTCCAGCCATGTTGTTAAGTACAAGGGTGGCGCAAGCTAAACCCTAGCTAAAAAGCTGAAAGACCCCAAGCGTGTAGGTTCGCTTGGGGTCTTTCTTTTGCTAAGCTGAGGACAAAGAAAGGCAACCTACATGTCAAAAATAAAAGGGACTGTTTCCGTATTCTCCAATTCACCAGGACAACCTACTGGCTATGGCATCGCTGCTGAGGCATTAGTACAAAGACTAAAAAGAGACGGCGCAGATGTAGCTGCTATTTCTAACTACGGCAACGAAGGAATCAAGACTCAGTTCGCTACAGAGTACGGCGATGTTCCTGTTTATCCGCGTGGTTCTGAGGTTTACTCTAACGACTCAGCCATCTTGGGCCATAAGCATTGGCGAGCGCTAAACAAAAAACAACCTGACCTGCTAATTACTCTTTACGATGTCTGGGTCTTTCAGGGCAAAGGCTGGGATGGAATAAATGTCGCATCTTGGACACCGATTGACCACAGCCCAGTTCCACCAGGAGTAGCCAAGTGGAGTGCAAAAGAAAATGTGACCCCTCTTGCAATGTCAAAATTCGGTCAGAAAGAGCTACAAGCAAAAGGCATAGATTCCATCTACATTCCTCACTCGGTAGATACAAAGGTATTCAAGCGCAGAGAGAAGATTGCTGGTCAGTCAATCGAAGATTACATGGGCTTTGGCAATGACCGCTTTATTGTTGGCATGAACGCTGCCAACAAGTCAGGTGGCATTATTCATCGTAAGGCGTTTGGCGAGAACCTTATGGCGTTCTCAATCTTCTGCAAAAAGCACCCAGACGCAATTCTTTACATTCACACAGACCCAGTTAGCCCACATGGTTGGAACCTAATGGCACTTGGAGAGACTCTAGGTATTCCAAAAGACAATATGGCCTTTGTAGATCCAGTCAGCTACCGATTCGGTATTAGCCAAGAGGACCTAGCAGGAATCTACAGCTCATGGGATGTAATGCTGGCTACCAGCTACGGAGAAGGATTCGGTATCCCGACAGTAGAAGCTCAAGCATGTGGAGTGCCAGTAATCGTTTCTGACTTTGCTGCTTCCACTGAGCTAGTTGGCGAAGGATGGACAGTAAGCGGGCAGCCTTTGTACGACAACTCTCAGGGCGCGTTCTTCACCATACCTTCAGTCCCGCTAATAGTGCAGGCTTTGGAAGAAGCTTACGAAAGAGGAAAAGGCAAATCGGATAAAGCTGTTGAGTTTGCCCAGCAATACGATCACGATGTCGTATGGGACAAGCACTGGAAACCAGCACTCAAGAAGCTACTCAAATGATTCCAGTCCTAGGTTTTTGTACGCTAAAGCGATTTGACTTAGCGGAGCGACTAATGCTTTCCATTGACTATCCAGTTGAGCATCTAGTCGTTATTGACAACTCAGGCACGCAAAACTGGATGCCACCACGAGTAGCTATGGCTAAGAACCAGTGGAACATCCAAGTACCTCACGGACTCGGTTTAGTCGGTGCTTGGAACTTGATTGTCAAGACCACACCATTTGCGCCTTACTGGTTGCTTGTAAATGATGACGCTTGGTTTGAACCAGGCGCACTAGCCAAGATTGCAGAAGAAGCAGACCCTAAAGCGCTTTCTTTTCCAGACATTGTGCCAGATTGGTCATGTATCGTGCTTGGAGAGCGTGTTGTAGACAAGGTAGGACTTTATGACGAGCGTTTTTACCCTCTTTACTTTGATGATAACGATTATGAGCGCCGAATTGACAAAAAAGGCATTGAAATCAAGCGAATTGAAGCCAAAGTACATCACGACAACAGTTCGACCATCAAAAGTGGCTTTGAAAGCCAAAATTTGGTCAGTTTTAGGGCAAATCAGGCCCTTTTTGACCGAAAAGTGGCTGAAAATGATTACTCAGAGGGTAATTGGAGCCTAAAGGTCAGGAGAGACAACTCGTGGGAGTAGTTATGGTGTATCCTAGTGAGAAAGTTCTATTTTTTCACTAAGGATAATGATGCCAAGACAGACAGTAAACATTGGAGATAAAAAACACGGGATTAGCGGCTATAACTACGGATGCCGATGTGACATTTGTAGAGAAGCTAAAGCAACTAAACGGAAAGAGTATCAAAGTAGCAAAGCTGCTGAATACGCAAGAACCCAAGCTCGCCGTAGGGCTGCTGATCCAGTAGCAAAAGCTAAAAAAGCTGCATACGACAAGTCTCGTTATAACTATGACGCAGAGACAGATAGATGGCGGGTCATTCATAAGAAGTATGGAATGACTAAGCTTATGTTTGAAGCTCTGATGGATGCTCAAGGTGGGACATGTGCAATTTGCAAAAACCCGCCCAGTAGAAATTACCTTTCGGTAGACCATGACCACGCTTGTTGTCCAGGTAGGTCATCCTGTGGCGAGTGCGTAAGAGGAATTCTTTGCGCTGCTTGCAACGCTGTATTGGGCCGTCTAAACGATGACCCAACTAATTTAGTTGCGTACCTTGAAAAGTACGCCAAAGAGAGGTGATGCCAATGCCAACCCTGTACACAGGTGGCACATTTTGACTTGCTGCACGCAGGGCATACGAGCTTCCTAAGACGATGCTCAGAAATAGCAGATACCGTAGTGGTATCACTCAATACCGATGAGTTCATCGAGGAATACAAAGGCAAGCCACCAGTCATTAGCTATGCAGATCGCAGAGATGTCCTGCTTGCCTGTCGTTATGTAGATGCTGTTATTCCCAATTCAGGTGGAGCTGACAGTAAGCCTGCCATCGAAGAAATCATGCCCGACATTATTGCTATCGGGACCGATTGGGCTAGACGAGACTACTACTACCAGATGGGCTTTGACCAGGACTGGCTAGATGAGCGAGGAATCGCACTTTGCTACATTCCCTACACTCAAGGAATCAGCTCAACAGCTATCAAGGAGCGTATGCTGTTTAGGCGATAGACTAGACAGAGATTTAGCAAAGGAACCCAATGGCAATTACAAATGGTTACGCCACACTTTCAGAAACCAAGGCCGCGCTAAGAATTACAGATTCCGTAGACGATAGCCTGCTAGAAATGGCTA